CGTTAATTTCAGTGGCATCACCAGCAACTGTATTAATATTAGTTTCATTGTTTGCTACTGCGTTAATGTTAGTAGCATTACCAGCTACGGCATTCACATTAGCTATAGCTCCACCAGTATTATTAACATTTGCAATGTTTGTCGCTACCAGGGAAATATTACTATCTTTAACTGTGATAGTGTTACCCATTCCATTTCCATGGATGTAACAGTAATATCTAAGTCCAGAAGATGGTGCAGTTGATTGAACCTCTATTACAACTTTTCTATCACCTGAGCTTCTACCAGCATTAAACGTAGTCGTATTTATATAATTAGCATAAGAAGTTACAGCACCATTTAGATAATAAGTAACTCCATCTTGATAAGCTGAACTTCCATTTTTAAATACTAATGGATGTCCATCATTGGTAGCATCATTCTGATTAAAGGTATAACTACTCCCTCTAAACATTTCTATTGCTGGATTGTTAGAACCACCTAATACAAATACTCCACCACCAACTGTAACAGTATATGTTTGCTCTAATGCACCAGCCAAAGCAGATATGTCACTAGTTATATTTGCAAGTGCGTTCATATCACTTACAGCATCACTTGTTCCTAGCAATCCAAGCTGTGTAGATAGACCAGCTAAAGTACCAATATCAGTAGTATCACCAGCAACAGTTGCTAAATTATTTGTAGGTGATATTTGACCAGCAACAGCATTAATATTAGTTAATGCATTAGCTACTGCTACAACATTTCCAGTTGTTGCATAATGTTTTGCTGAGTACTCTGAGGTGTTTCCAACAGTACCTGAAGTTTTTATTGCCCAATCTTTAGCAGAACCAACTCCATTATCAATACCAGTTCCACCAACTGCATGGGCTTTAGATGAATAATCTGAACCAGTAACAACACCATTAACTTTAACAGCATAATCATCTGCTAATTGTGCAGAGGCTGTAGCTTCATTAGCTTTTGTAGTCGCAGTTGTTGCGTGTGTACTTGCAGTATCTCTTGCAGCTTCAGATGCAGTCTTTGCAGTTTCAGATGCATTTTTTGCTACAACACTCGCATCACGAGCTGTTTCGGATGCAGTCTTTGCTGTTTGAGCATCATTTTTATGTGACAATGCACTAGCAGCTGAAGTAGATGCTTGAGATGCACTAGTTGCAGCTTCACTTGCACTAGTTGCAGCATTAGTTGCTGAAGTAGCGACTGCAACCATTTCATCAGGTGTAGCCGTAGTTTTATAAAAAGAAGATTTACTCATGAGGGTTGAAAATCCGTATATCTATAAGCACCGCTTATTGCTAAACTTGCACCAGCAAATGCTTCATCAGTTGATTGGGTTTTGATTTCTGTAAGGAAATTTTGAAAAGAAGCTTCAAAAAGTGTTTTACGTTCGTCGACGAAATAGTCAGCTAAATAACTTAATACTCCATAAACTAGTAGGTCCTCTCCAATATCTGATATTTCATTTGTAGAACTATCCGTACTAAGAGCAGAAAATTCACCGTAATATTTTAATTCCAGGACAGTTCCACTTGAAGGTATTGGATGAAGAACAAACCTATTTGTAGCTGGCTCTCTTGTAAAAACTGTAGGAGTTCCTTCTACATTACTTAATGCTACAAACTCACTGTATTCTAATTTTCTACAAACTGGCTGTCCTTGTGCTCTTATTGAAATAATTTCCAGGAAGTCATTAGGAATTACAAAACCATCATATCCACCAGCAACCGTTTGCGTGGCAGTTTTTTCCATACTAGGTATTCTAAGTAATCTTTGAATGCGACTTAAAGTTTGAAATATAAATGTATCGACAAGAGCATCTGTTACATCAGTACGGTTTAATACATCTTTTATGTGAGTTCTAAGTTCACCTTTATTCATAATTAAATACTCTTATTACTTGTTAGAAATGCCTCTAGGTCCTCTTGCTTTAGTTTCTTGATAATTTCTTGGGGAGTGACAGAACCGTCATAAATATTAAAACCTTCACGCATCCATTTATCTGCAACAGCAACTGGAATTGATGCAAGCTTATGAAAGTTACCCATCTTTTCGTTTGAACTTGCTATACGTTGAGCTTTATTATTTTGTACAAATTCGTCTGGAATATTTTGTTCTTTTTTTACAAATACACCGTCAGAGTTGTGGCCTATTCGCCAATCTAAATTTTCAAATTTTTTCATAATATATACCCTCAAGTTTGTAGGTGCACTCCAGGGAGGAGAGGGCAAAAACCTGGAGTGCTCCTAAATTGTATTAGGTCAAGTTAGTAATCTGACCTTGGCTTCTGCCATTCATAACTTTCAAGCTGTATTCTCCAACTACCGCATGAGTATCGGCATCTGAAGTTTGAGCTAATAAAGTTCTAGCAAACGGTCTTAAGACACAACTACGGACGTAAGTTGGATCTATTAGAAACGCACGAGAAGTGATTTGGTGTCTGTTCAACACTGTCTTATAAGTTCCGTATGGACTTACATAAATGTCGACGACGTTAACAACTGTTTTACCAGTTCCAAAGTCTCTTTCTCTACCAGAAGAAGCAGCAAAGTTTGCTACTGTCTGAGCGTCTGCTGGTTTGATCATAAGCAGAGTTGGATTAGCTCCGTGGTTATAACACTTCTGTCCTAAAGCTAATAAGTTAGCTTCTGTAATTGGACCAGCCTGAGCACCACCAGTACCAGCGTCGCTATCAGTTTCCTGGGTGACGTCAGCATTAATGTACTGAGTGAAACTATTCATTTCTCTTGCAGTTGAACTGTTACCAGTTACCGACGCATTGTCATGACCGATATAAGCGAATTCTAAATCACGCTTAATTTCTGCCAGGACCTTTGCAAGTTGGTAGGCGGTTTCCTTCGCTCTACCGTATAATTTTATGCTATCGGCCGTTTTAGAGACAGCAAATACTTTAGAAAGTATCTGAGTTGTATTAGTCATCATTGTAGTTGGAGTTTGAGTTCCAGCTGACAATGCACCGCCTTCAACAAGTTTGTTATCGGCAGCAGCTGCTAGACTATCTTCTTGAAATTCAAATATTCTAGCGTTGACCTTCTCGGTTCGAATTGAAGAAGTAAACGGAGTATCAGTAGGTGTAATATTTGTGATTACATCACTTACGTCTTCAGCCTTACCAACTTGGTCATAAGTAGTAAAAGTAGCCATAGGGCATACCTCCTTATAGTTTAATTAAAGTTAGTTTTGCCAGCGTTCCATTAAAGCATCTGCCACAATTTCAAAATCATGCCCAGCTTCAGCCATCTTCTTATTTGCTGCTTGAGCTTTGCGACGCTTACTTTCTTCTTTAGCTATGTTCTGAGGAACAGACTTTTTAAGAACTTTAGTAGTCACTTTGCTCTTCTTTTTTACAGCTACCTTTTTACCCTCATCATAAAGGCGAGCTTTATGTATCATTTTGATGGCAACTGGATCTACGATAACGTCGACCACATCCTGGGGCATACCAGATCTAACAGCATACTCTCTTGTTTTGTCGTACAAAGAATTATTCCATCCTTCAATATCGGCAGTAAGAACTTTGATAGCTTCTTTAGCTTGTTCTTGTAATTGAGTTTTCTGTTGCTGTTGCACTTGCTTTGAAAAATTGTCAGCTTCTTCACTGATAAATTTATAATCATCGTGTGCAAACTTTGCCTCGGACCTTAGTGCTTGAAATTCCTTTTCGTCCATCTTTTGTGATGCGACATAGAAATCTATATCACTATAGGGTTTCCATCTTTCTTCAGCTCTTTTTTGAAGAGTTTCTAATGCAGAAGCATATTTAAGACCTTGGGCCTCTACTTCTTTACGCTGACTAGCGATTGCTTGAGACTTTTTAGTGATGGCAGCCTCTTGTCCATACAATCTTTTAAGGTCATTTACAGATACCTGATGGGTTTCGTCAGCAACTTTGATTTCAACCACAGCTTCGTCGGAGAGAACTTTGCTGTCCTCCGTATCTTCGTCATCCGACGTATCAGCTTCGTCTTCATCGACAGTTTCCGCTTCATCTTCATCATCAGGGTCTTCAGTTTCCTCAACTTCAGTATATTCAAGTTCGTCATCTGTTTCTTCAGGTTGAGTTGTTACCTCAGTCTCATCTTCTTGGGTATCAACTTCCTTATCCTCTTGTTCAGTAGTCTCAGATGGCTCTTCAGCGTCTGACCACTTCTTCAATAAGGCTTCTTCAGCGTCATCAGTTGTTAATGATGCTGTTGCTGGACCGTGATCTAGCACGTCCTTTAGGATGGTGCTCTCAGCCATATTAGTTTAGCTCCTTGCTATTTGTTTTTGTTTCTTGAGCTTTTTGCTCTTGTTCCATTGCAGTAATCCAGGACTGTAATGTGCCTTGAACTGCAACGATTGCTTGATAACGATGCCATGCACCTTCTCGTAATTCTTTTTGCTCTAGTTTTGTGGTTGCCCAGGTTGATATAGCTTCATCAACTAGCCAATTCATAACCTTGGTATAAGATTTATTTTTTAATAATTGGTCCGCTTGGACACCAC